AAAATAGCAGGCCAGTAATTTATTCAGATTACTGAATATAATAATTTTTCAGGAACGGTTATGCTGAAGGTAGTATGTTTAATCGACACAATTATTTGCTGTGTCTAATATGAGGTGACATTTTTATGATCACTGACCAGCAAGACTGACCCGTATTGATTAGCCTGATTATTGGCAACTTATTGGGGTAGTCATTTTGACATCGAATGGGGGAGGTTTCCAGTTAAGTTCACGAATGCATGATGATTTGCGTTCACATATCGAAGTACTGGTTGACTATACTAAGGATTTTAAGATAACTCACTGATTGTAAGTGGGTTATTGCGAGGGGGATGATAAATGGTGTCCCCTGCAGACATCTACTTGACGCGGCAGGGGATTGATTAGAATGGTGTTTTTTAGATGTGAGAAATATTTTACCCGCTATTTTACCCATTGGCGCGGCTTAAGAGCTTATTTTTGAATTCACAATGGTCACGATATAACCATCTTGCTCGCCCGTGGATAACTTTGGCTTTTGGAAGGTCTCCGGACTTAATCCGGTCGTAGATGAAGGTCTTACCGAAGCCAGTATCAGCCATGATGAATTTCAAATCAACCAGTGAATCAGGTTGTAGTTCGTGTTGCATGAGTGCTATCTCCGAATATGGAATCGAACCTGCAAATCAGGTAATAAAAAACCGCCATCAGGCGGCTTGGTGTTCTTTCAGTTCTTCAATTCGAATATTGGTTACGTCTGCATGTGCTATCTGCGCCCATAGCATCCAGTGGTCATAGCAGTCGTTGATGTTCTCTGCTTCGATAACTCTGTTGAATGGTTCTCCATTCCATTCACCTGTGACTCGGAAGTGCATTTATCATCTCCATAAAACAAAACCCGCCGTAGCGAGTTCAGATAAAAGAAATCCCCGCGAGTGCGAGGATTGTTATTCACCTTTGACGGCAAGTTGCAGGTTAGCCACGGTTAACCTCCTGCTGCGGTGCAGCTGCCTGCTCAGCTGCCATAGCCGCATCGATTTGCTCGCGTAATTTAGTCGCGTGATAATCATCCTCTTCATCCGTGATGGTCTGCGACCAGAAAAGGCTATGGCTTCCGTAAACCATAGGCTCACGAACATCAACGGTTTTCGATACCAGCCAGTCCATGCGGCGTACGTCATCAGGAATCACCGGAGAGCTGCCACCCTGAACAGTAGGCATATCCGGACCTTTGCGAATCGCCCTGGCAAGATCGATTGGGTCGTCGTACAACCAGTCACCTGTTTGCGGATGATTGGCTTCTGCCAATTGTGCAGCCCACTCCAGGCCGTCTTTGTGTCCTTGCAGATAGTCCAGCGGTAACTCATCACTATTACTTACAGGTTCGGCCTGAAGCATGGCGGCGCGGCAGGCGTTCCAGCCGACTGCTTTTCCATGCTCAAACGCGCTGTCAAAGTCATCATCCATTTCCATCGCATCAGGCACAGATACCGGCGCTGGAGGGGCGGTGTACACTGGAAACGCAGGGGTACCATCGCATGATTTGTCACCAGGTTTGGCTTCAACAACGTATTCCTCACAGTCATCAGGAGCACGGAACCCTTGATGCCAGGTGAGATAACACAAAGGCTCCGCTTCCAGCGATGCCAGAGCAATCCGTGCCAGTTCCATTTGTTCGCCACGGGTAAGCCCGTTTTCAAGCGGGGATTTAATGAACAATTCGATACGTTCTTTAGTGATAGTGCTCATATCACTCTCCTTTGATGCGAATGCCAGCGTCAGACATCATATGCAGATACTCAACTGCATCCTGAACCCATTGACCGCCAATCCCGTAATAGCGATGCGTAATGATGTCGATAGTTACTAACGGGTCTTGTTCGATTAACTTCCGCAGAAACTCTTCCAGGTCACCAGTGCAGTGCTTGATGACAGGTGTTTTCCCAGGATGGCGAACAACAAGAAACTGATTTCCGACTTCACGGACTTCGTTGCTTTCCAGTTCTGCAATGCGCTTCTCTGAGGCTTCCAGCTTCTCGCGTATATCGTCAACGTACTCGACCAGAGAACCGCCAGCAGGAATTTCGCACTCCTCGACCAGTTGGAAGTAGATATCAGCTGCGGCCCGTGTGTTGCTATGCCTAGCGTCGCCCATCTCACCTTCACGAAGAGCATCGCGTTCGGCGGTAAGATTGGCTATTTTGCTGTCTTTGCCTTCCAGCTCAACGCGCAGCCTCCCAACCGTAAGCGCAATATCCTCGTTCTCCTGGTCGCGGGATTTGATGTATTGCTGGTTCCTTTCCCGTTCATCCAGTAGTGCCAAAGCAATCTTTGGATTAAAGGCAGCAATAAATTCAGCGTTGTTTTTCAGAACGTGTTGCGCAATGGCCTGACTACTTAGTCGGACCTCATAACCACGTGCGCCACGGTGTGGTTTATATGAGTCCCAGTCTCCCCACGTTGCTTTTTCTGCCTTAGCACGCAGTACCTGATAGTCAATCTTGCTCACTGGTTGCCTCCTTTGCGCAACATCGCATTCAGATATTTGTTGTCATTAACAGAACCGAAACTCTTTCTCTTAAGTAATTCCTCTCTCGATGGCATTGGCTTTGCGCGTTGGCGAATAATCATTTCTGCCGGAAGAATGCCGGGATTGTATGCAAGTCCTCTCATGGTAAATTCCTCAGTCATTACTGATAGCGCCATAGCGTGAGCGGTAATTACGCAGGCGCGGGTCAATTTCAGGGAAGTGGGTATATGTGGCTTTGCGGAATGGTCGGATTGATGTCTGGTAAATTCGCTCGCGTTCTTCTTTCTCTGCAAGCCATATACAATGGCGAAATTCCTTTTCCTCTTTCGTTTCCTGTGGTAGCGACATTATCCGATCGTAGTTTTTTCTGAATTTATCCAGCACATCCGATACGGAATTGCCGGAACAGCGGCGCGCGTCATCCGCACCATACAGAGGCGCTGGCATGATTTTCTCCTGATTAAATTGCGTGAATAGCGTGACGAGGGAAGGGGAGAGTTACTGGTTCCTCGTCTGGGTAGATAGGTTTGTTATGTTTGTGCCACTCGACATGACATGACTTGCAGAGCCACATCACATCGGTTGGTTTGCTGTAGTCGCAGTGGTGCGCCTGTGGTTTACATTCTGATCCGCAGCACTCACATTGTGGTGGTCGGATTAGCTTACCGTCGCGCAAAAAATTACCCACAATGATGTGGGCTTTTCTTTTCCATGGGTTGCTCTGAATGAACCGCTTTTTGGCTGCGTTACACCGTTCTCTTCCGCGTTCCGATGATTGATATTCTCTCCTTGCTGATACTCGATGTGGCAATCCAGCGCGTTCTTTGTCGTATTCAGCCAGGCAAGCCCGGCAAGCGGCAGTTAATCCATCTCTGGATGCTCTTCTGATTTGAAAGTCCCTTTCTTCCTTCTGTTGATGGCATCTTGAGCAGATTTTCATATTCAGCTCCTAGAACGGAATATCCGAATCGTCGAAGTTCATAGGTGGTTCGCTGTGATTCCCCTGCTGCTGAGATTGCTGTCTTTGTTGCTGACCGTTATTTCGCTGATGTGAAGACTGTTCATTGCCTCCTTGCTTGCCACCAAGCATTTGCATGGTTCCACCAACACCCACGATGACTTCGGTAGTGAACCGATCCTGTCCACTTTGATCCTGCCATTTTCTTGTCCGCAATTTGCCTTCAAGATAAACCTCTGAGCCTTTTCGCAGATATTCGCTAGCAATTTCTGCCAGTTTCCCGCTAATTACCACACGGTGCCACTCCGTCTGCTCCTTTTGCTCTCCAGTTTGCTTATCACGCCATTGTTCTGACGTAGCAACTGTAAGGTTTGCAAATGCCGTTCCTGATGGTGAATATCTGATTTCTGGATCATGCCCAAGGCGACCAATAATGATCACCTTATTTACGCCTCTGATTGCCATTTATGCCGCCTGTTTTAGTTCGTTAACTCTGATGTTCATTACCTGAACGCATTTAGCCTGCGCCTCCTCGTTGCCAGCCATTAATTGCCAGTCACGCTGATAACGCTCGATGAGTTTTTTCTTGTCAGTTTCTGTTGACGCATAATCGCTGAAGTCTTTCAGGATTTGTTCGCAGTCAACCGATGGAGATTTCTGGTTGGTATTTTCTGGTGATGGTTTGTTATCTGATGCTGGGATTGCCCATCCCGGCAGCGATGGAGGGAGCCAGTAAAATCCTGTTCCATCCTTGAGTTTTGCCCTGTGCCATCCCTGCTTTTTATCGAGAGATGTTTGTGCAAAACCTTCCTCAAGGTTATACAGATACCGACCGATTCCCCACTGAACGGCAGCGCGCTTCATTGCACCGGAACGACCACCTTTGACGGCTTCTACCTGCGTGTTTTCAGCAGCATCCCATTTGGTTACCCATTCGGAATCAATCTTGATTGATATGCCGCATTCAACTCCGCCGTTGTTGGGAATATCGCGGTATTCATTGCGCCATCCTGCTTTGCCGCAAACATCGTCCAGGCGTTTCATGATTGCCCGGTTCGTGACATAAGCCAGCACCATAGCCCACACCTTGCCATCGCGTGTTTTACCGCTTTGCTGTATTCGCCATTCGATATCTTCAGGGCTGAATGGCTCATCGAATTTATTCAAATCCATAATTCACCTCAGAATGGACACGGCCCAAGGAAATAACGCTGATTTAATACTTCGACTCGTGACAAATTAAGGCATACCCGCATTCCTTCGCGGTCGCCATTATGGCGATACCAGAGAGCTTTCTGCGTGTACATGCGTCTCTGTAACTTGCTCTCCTTCACTGTGGTTGCAAGTGACATGAATATCTCCTTCGTTACCGATTAATTCTTTCATCTGACGAATGAATTCTTCGTCTGACCAGTTATCTGTAAAACTCATTTCCTGCGATACCACGGATGGTTGATAGCTGATTTCATCGCTTTATTTGCTTCAAGCCACATTTTTGAATCACCAATAAATCTGGCTATTACTGCTTTGTTTTGTGCCGCACGAAGCATCTGGTGATTAATGGCTATTTCATTGCGCATAATAAGACCTCAACTCTTTTCCATCCGTCACGTAATTTACGGGTGATTCGTTCAAGTAAAGATTCATTTAATTGGAAGGCACCCATGCGAGCGCCTCCCGCGATTGCGTAAATCATGGGTGGTTCCTTATGTTGGTTTTATTAGTAGGTTATTTTTGTTGCGAATACTTCGCCTTTTACGATGGCTGTTATGATATTTTTAGCAACATCTTCTGATGCGCCAACCTTGATAAGGTCAGCAAGTATTTTGTTATTTACTTCTTTCCGGTGAGCTTTATCCTTTGCTCTACGCTCTTCTTCGTCCTTGATTCTTTTTTCTTCTGCTATTCTGGCTTGCTCTTTTGCTTCAGCCTCGCGCCGGATTCGTTCAGCCTCCTCCTGTGCTTTTCGGCGTTCTGCTTCAATTGCCGCCTGCTTTTCTCTTTCAGCTCGTTCTGCTGCCTCTTTTGCTTCGCGCTGTGCTCGTTGCTCGGCTTCAATGCGTTCACGCTCTGCACGTTCCGCTGCGGCCTTAGCTTCTGCTTCTCGCCTTGCTGCTGCTTCAATTTCGGCTTTTGCCTTTGCTTCGGCTTCTGCTCTGGCTTTCTCTTCAGCTTCTTTTTTTAAGCGTTCTTCATGCTCTCGCCTTTCCTGCTCAGCTTTGAGTCTTGCCTCTTCTCTTTGGCGGTCAAATTCGCGATCCATCAAAATCGCTATTTCATGGTCAGACTCAATTTTCTTTGCGAGAGCTTCAGCTGCTGCCTTAGCTTCTTCTTCAGCTTTAATCCGCGCCTGTTCCTCTTCATAATCAGTAAGAGGCTGGCGTGCCCTGGCTTTCAGCTCATCAAGGCGATCGCGCACTGTCTTGCGGTTGGCATCAATTAGCTTTGGAATTTCCTTCAGTTCAGCAACAAGGTCTTTGCCAAGACCATCGAGATATGTTTTCGTCTGCGCAACTTTATACGCCAGAGAAGCGATCTCCTTTCTGCCCTTTGCCGTTGTGATATCAGGCACAAAGGACATAACTTCACGTTCAACCTTTTGAAGGATTTCTTCAATCTGGTCGGCAGACTGAAATACAGTCATTGCATTTGCTTTCTCAATAACAACTAAATCTGTTACTTCACTCATATATCCTCCTTCGTTGTATTCTTTAAAAACGCGCTCAGGCGGCCTTGATAGTCATATCATCTGAATCAAATATTCCTGATGTATCGATATCGGTAATTCTTATTCCTTCGCTACCATCCATTGGAGGCCATCCTTCCTGACCATTTCCATCATTCCAGTCGAACTCACACACAACACCATATGCATTTAAGTCGCTTGAAATTGCTATAAGCAGAGCATGTTGCGCCAGCATGATTAATACAGCATTTAATACAGAGCCGTGTTTATTGAGTCGGTATTCAGAGTCTGACCAGAAATTATTAATCTGGTGAAGTTTTTCCTCTGTCATTACGTCATGGTCGATTTCAATTTCTATTGATGCTTTCCAGTCGTAATCAATGATGTATTTTTTGATGTTTGACATCTATTCATATCCTCACAGAAAAAAATCGCCCTCACACTGGAGGGCAAAGAAGATTTCCAATAATCAGAACAAGTCGGCTCCTGTTTAGTTACGAGCGACATTGCTCCGTGTATTCACTCGTTGGAATGAATACACAGTGCTGTGTTTATTCTGTTGTTTATGCCAAAAATAAAGGCCGACTATGCGTCCTGAAATTACTTAACCAATGATGCTGCATATTCGATAAGGTAAAGCTTTGGGGTCAGCCAGATTTTTAACCAAGTCATATTGGTTACTACACCAATAATAAAAATCCCCCACAGAGTCAAAACTCCAACCAATGGCATGATAAGAATGTTAATATCTCCTTTGCTATCCCAAACCATTGTCGGCCTGTATTTGGGATTTCCCCTCTCCCATGAGTATCCTTCACCACCTATTTTACCTGTCTCAACTCTTTGGCACTGCTTCTTCATAAACCAGAAAACCAGTGGGATTGTTAGAATGGCAATTAATGTTTTAATCAGACTTTCAACCATATTCCATAGCAGCAACTGATGAACAACATCAGGAATCTGTGCCTGGCTAAATGAAACAGCCACGTCTATTCCATTACTGGCTTTTTTCAGTAGTTCTACGAGAATCTTGTTTGCTTGTTCTTCCATATATCACCTCAAATAAGTGGTTTGCTGCCAAAACAATGAACCATCCGGAAATTCCAGATAGTTCATAATTCACTCTTCAATACTTCCAACTTACTAATCGCCGATAGATATCCGCGCTGATATGGCATCATCATTCCTTCGAGCTTGCCACTTCTTAGCTCCTCCCTGAGCAATTGTATTGCTTGATCAATAACCTCTGCCTTAGCGTCCTTTATGGCTTGCTTGCGGGGCTTTGCTTTCTGCTTTGGCAGATTTCTCAAGCATGATGGAATGTATGTCTGATTCATCACTTACCTGGCTGTCAGTTGTTTTGATTTCCGGTAGCCTGCCGCGTAAAGAGCTACGTTTGGCAGGCAAATACTTCCACTGCATTCGTCGGTATTTTGGTTACGAATGTTGCCGAGTGATATTGCTTTTTCAGAAAGGATTAAACGTTTTCTCGGGGCTTCCTGAACAGGTTCCTCACTGTCTGTGCCGAAGATCGAATCGATGATGTTGCATATAGCATCACGCTCGATAGCCAGCTTTCTGCGCCTCTCATGACGGCGAGTTTTGGCATTTCCTGCAAATGTTGATTTCCCGTACACGATTACCGTCATGATATTTTCCTCATGTGAAATGGCTTTGGTGGTGATGCGCCAGGTGCTGATCTTCTGGTTGCTGTCGTTGCAGCTGCAATTCACATCACCGCCAAACCCATCTCGTTTGGTATCTGTTTGCGCTTTGTCAGCGCCCCATCGAAGTTAAAGAGCCTGCCAATCTGTTCCGTTTGGCTTCCAGCTTCCTGCTGATGGCTAAATAGTACGATGTGTACTTTATTGAGTCAATACAAAATGTTCTAAATGTGGTTAGTTTTTTATAACACTTTGTATTTTATTGATTTATATTTTGGAAAAAGAAAACCCGACGCTAAGGTCGGGTTATTGTTGTGTGTTTTAGAGTGGTGAGGCTGTTAACTAAATGTCTCTTCAGGCCACTGGCTGGCGATAACTTTCCCTACTACGGAACAGCTATCATTGCATGGGATCATTGGATATTGCGGGTTTAGTGGTTGTAGGAACACCTGACCGCTATCCCTGATCAGTTTCTTGAAGGTAAACTCGTCACCGCCAAGTCTGGCTATGCAGAAATCTCCTGGCTCAACAGCCTGCTCAGGGTCAACGAGAATTAACATTCCGTCAGGAAAGCTTGGCTTGGATCCTGTTGGTGCGGTCATGGAATTACCTTCAACTTCAAGCCAAAACGCACAATCACTGGCTTTTTTGGTTGTGCTGACCCATCTCTCCGCATCACCTTTGGTAAAGGTTCTAAGCTCAGGCGAGAACATCCCGGCCTGAACATGAGAAAAAACAGGGTACTCATATTGTTTTTTAACGGGGGCAGATGAGTATTCGCCAGCAGGTGAAAATGTACCGTCGTGGTTGAATGAGACGTTATCAATACCAAGGTATTTAAACACCACACCAATCTCGTCAAGAGATGGATGACGAGATCCGCGCAACCAGTGACCAATTCCACCCTGCGTCATACCAAGTTCTTCAGCTAACTTCTCTTGAGTTATGCCGAGCTCTTTCATTCTGGATCTAGCCAGTTCATACCATTTCATTTTCATATCCTTATTATTACGCTATGTACTAAAACCATCCATGCACAAGATGTATTTTTTGTTTGCATTCCAAAAGTACATATCGTATTATTGTTTCATGGTTACTATGGAGGGCATATGAGCAACCTACGAAAATATCGAGAGTCACTGAATATCTCTCAAACAACACTTGCTAAGGCGGTTGGATGCACACAGGGAGCTATCGGACATTGGGAATCTGGTCGTCGCTTCCCAGACCTTAAAACATGCCGTGCTCTTGTTGCGTGCCTAAACAAGTTAGGCGCAAAAGTCAGTCTTGATGACGTGTTCCCGCCGGAACACAAAGCCGCTTAATAAGCGGATCCGCTCTTTATCAATCTGCACCGCCGACAACGCGGTAACTAATTAATCGCTCATCGAAAGATGAGTATTAGTGATTATTTACCTATGGAAATCATAAGAAATGGAACAAACAAGTTACAGCAAACTATCACAGCGCGACGTTGATCGCGCAGAAACTGATTTACTCATCAACCTGTCAACGCTTACCCAGCGCGGTCTGGCAAAGATGATTGGCTGTCATGAATCGAAGATAAGCAGAACGGACTGGCGGTTTATTGCTTCGGTCTTGTGTGCTTTCGGAATGGCATCAGACATCAGTCCGATTAGCAGGGCTTTTAAGTATGCGCTTGATGGAATCACCAATAAAAAACGCCCGGCGGCAACCGAGCGTTCTGAACAAATCCAGATGGAATTCTGAGGGAATTACTGGATCAATCCACAGGAGTAATTATGACAAAACGTCGTAAGAAATACCAGGAAAAAGAAGAGATTCGACACCCTGATTCACCTGAGGGATTAGTGGTAGCCGCAGCAAATAACAGGGCGTTCGCAGAGCGCCTTGTTGGTGTTTACAGACTAGCCAAAGCAGGGGTGAAACATGGGCGTCGTTAAGTTAGCTGATTACAGGCCTCAACTGGAGGTCGTGGAGCATCGCGTGGCAGATACCGAAGATGGTTTCATGCGCGTTGCTAACGAGATTACCGACAGTCTGCTGATGGCTGATTTAACCGTCCGGCAGATGAAGGTGATGCTCGCTATCATGCGCAAGACATACGGATTCAATAAGCCGATGGATCGACTCACAAACACGCAGATAGCAGCCATGACAGGTATTCATCACACTCATGTTTGCGCTGCCAAGCGCCAGCTTATTGAGCGTAAATTCCTCATTGCTGATGGCGTGAAAATCGGAGTGAACAAGGTGGTTTCTCAGTGGATTAGCCAGGACAGCTTAACATTAGCTAAAACAGCTAATAAAACATTAGCCAAGTCGGCTAATGGGCATAAGCCAAGTCAGCTAAACACAAAAGACAATATACAAAAGACAATAAATACAAATACCCCCTTACCCCCTAGCGGGGGCGGCGATGGGCAGGTTAAACCTGAACGTCGCAAGGCAGAACGAATCGACTACGAATCCTTCCTGAACGCCTACAACACCGAAGTCGGTGACAGACTGCCACACGCTATTTCGGTCAACGAGAAACGCAAACGCCGCCTGAAGAAAATCATCCCGCAACTGAAAACGCCAAACGTGGACGGTTTCAGAGCGTATGTCAGGGCGTTTGTGCATCAGGCCAAGCCGTTTTACTTCGGAGACAACGACACGGGCTGGACGGCTGATTTTGATTACCTGCTGAGGGAAGATTCGTTAACGGGAGTACGGGAAGGGAAGTTTGCAGACAGGGGGATTGCATGAAACAGGATATCGAAGCGAGCGTTATCGGTGGTCTGCTGATTGGTGGATTAACTCCAACCGCCAGCGACGTTCTGGCAACGCTGGAGCCGGAAGCGTTTTCAATTCCGCTCTACCGGAAAGCCTTCGAGGTTATCCGCAAGCAGGCGAGAAACAGAAACCTAATCGACGCGCTGATGGTTGCCGAGGCGTGCGGAGAGGAGCATTTCACGTCAATCCTGATGACCAGTAAGAACTGCCCGAGTGCCGCAAACCTGAAGGGATATGCCGGAATGGTCGCGGATAACTATCACCGCCGTCTGGTGCTGGAAATCATGGATGAAATGCGTGAACCAATTCAGAGCGGAACCATCGATGCATCGAGTCAGGCGATGGACGAGCTTGTAAAGCGTCTCTCAGCCATCAGAAAGCCCCGTGACGAGGTTAAACCTGTACGGTTAGGGGAAATCATCACTGACTACACTGACACGCTTGACAGGCGTCTGAGGAACGGAGAAGAGTCAGATACCCTGAAGACCGGAATCGAAGAACTTGACGCCATCACCGGAGGGATGAACGCAGAAGACCTTGTGATAATCGCTGCTCGTCCTGGTATGGGGAAAACCGAACTGGCGCTGAAGATTGCCGAAGGCGTTGCAAGCCGCGTTATTCCTGGTTCTGACGTCCGGCGCGGGGTATTGATTTTCTCAATGGAAATGAGCGCATTGCAGATTGCAGAGCGAAGCATTGCCAACGCCGGGAGGATGTCGGTTAGCGTACTGCGAAATCCTGCATCGATGGATGACGAAGGCTGGGCGCGTGTTGCTAACGGCATGAGTCAGCTTGCAGATTTGGATGTATGGGTAGTCGATGCCTCGCGGTTATCGGTCGAAGAAATACGCTCAATCGCAGAACGACACAAACAGGAAAATCCAAACCTGTCACTCATCATGGCGGATTATCTTGGCCTGATTGAGAAGCCGAAAGCAGACCGCAACGACCTCGCAATTGCTCACATCTCCGGAAGCCTGAAGGCGATGGCGAAAGACCTGAAAACGCCTGTTATCTCCCTGAGTCAGCTTTCGCGCGATGTTGAGAAGCGACCAAACAAACGCCCGACAAACGCAGATTTGCGTGATTCAGGAAGCATTGAACAGGACGCAGACTCAATCATCATGCTCTATCGGGAAGCGGTATATGACGAGAACAGTAGCGCCGCGCCATTTGCTGAAATCATCGTGACGAAAAACCGTTTTGGCTCACTTGGTACGGTTTACCAGCGGTTCTGTAACGGACACTTTGTTGCATGTAACCAGGATGAAGCCAGACAGATTTGCACAGCATCAAATGCACCTGCTGCGCGTGGCAGACGATATGCACAAGGGGCTGACGTATGACCATCTACATCACTGAGCTAATAACAGGGGCTATTTACACAGTAGCCCTTTTTTATTGGATTAAGAACGAGGGGGATCCTGATGGACACCGTTAACGGAATGTGTTCAGACGCACCGCGTGCCAAAAAATGTAAATGCGGAAAATCACCGACAATATTCGATATGGAGAACGGGTGCCAAATCTACTGCGCTAACCACGCTGCTGTGGCGGCCGCGAATTATCGCAGTGCGGTAACGGAGTGGAATAGCCTGAAATCTGTTAGAGAGGGAAGTCATGAAAAAACTGACCTTTGAAATTCGATCTCCAGCACATCAGCAAAACGCTATTCACGCAGTACAGCAAATCCTTCCAGACCCAACCAAACCAATCGTAGTAACCATTCAGGAACGCAACCGCAGCTTAGACCAGAATCGAAAGCTTTGGGCTTGCCTTGGTGACGTCTCTCGTCAGGTTGAATGGCATGGGCGCTGGCTGGATGCAGAAAGCTGGAAGTGTGTGTTTACCGCAGCATTAAAGCAGCAGGACGTTGTTCCTAACCTTGCCGGGAATGGCTTTGTGGTAATAGGCCAGTCAACCAGCAGGATGCGTGTAAGCGAATTTGCGGAGCTATTAGAGCTTATACAGGCATTCGGTACAGAGCGTGGCGTTAAGTGGTCAGACGAAGCGCGACTGGCTCTCGAATGGAAAGCGCGATGGGGAGATCGGGCTGCATGACTATCAAATCAAATACGCCGGCACACGACAAGGACTGCTGGCAAACGCCGCTTTGGCTTTTTGATGCACTGGATATTGAGTTTGGATTCTGGCTGGATTCAGCTGCTAGCGACAAAAATGCTCTGTGCGCTCACTGGCTAACTGAGGCCGACGACGCGCTCAATTCTGAGTGGGTAAGTCACGGTGCAATCTGGAATAACCCACCGTACAGCAATATCAGGCCGTGGGTGGAAAAAGCCGCTGAGCAGTGCATACAACAGCGACAGACGGTAGTTATGCTTGTGCCAGAGGATATGTCAGTCGGATGGTTCAGCAAGGCTCTGGAGAGTGTCGACGAAGTTCGCATCATCACTGATGGACGGATTAATTTTATCGAACCATCGACAGGGCTGGAGAAGAAGGGAAACAGCAAAGGTTCCATGCTGCTGATTTGGCGACCGTTCATCAGTCCTCGACGGATGTTTACTACCGTATCCAAAGCGGCATTGATGGCGATCGGGCAGGGCGTCAGGAGGGCTGCATGAGACGACAGCGACGAAGTTTCACCGACATCATCTGCGAAAACTGCAAATACCTTCCAACGAAACGCTCCAGAAATAAACGCAAGCCAATCCCAAAAGAATCTGACGTAAAAACCTTCAACTACACGGCTCACCTGTGGGATATCCGGTGGCTTAGAGAACGTGCGAGGAAAACAAGGTGATTGACCCAAATCGAAGTTACGAACAAGAAAGCGTCGAGCGGGCTTTAACGTGCGCTAACTGCGGTCAGAAGCTGCATGTGCTTGAAGTTCACGTGTGCTCCGATTGCTGCGCAGAGCTGATGAGCGATCCGAATAGCTCAATGTACGAGGAAGAAGACGATGAATGAGTTAATAAATGGCAATGCCATCAAAATGACAAGCATTGAAATCGCTGAGTTGGTAGAAAGCCGCCATAGCAATGTAAAAGTATCCATAGATAGATTGGTGAAACGTGGCGTTATCAAGCCTCCTGCATTGCAGCACACTAACATAATCAATGATTTAGGTGTTATTACCGGGAAGCGTGATTTCTACGTCTTCGAAGGCGAACAAGGAAAGCGAGACAGCATTATTGTCGTCGCCCAGTTGTCGCCAGAGTTCACCGCTCGCCTTGTTGACCGCTGGCGAGAGCTTGAAGGGGCAACCGCGAAAATCCCACAAACCTTCTCTGAAGCATTGCGCCTCGCGGCTGACCTTGAAGACCAGAAGGCTGAACTGGAGAAACAGCTTGCTCTCGCAGCACCTAAAGTTGATTTTGCCGATCGCGTTGGCGAGGCCAGTGGAATTTTGATTGGAAACTTTGCAAAGGTTGTTGGTATTGGTCCAAACAAACTGTTTGCGTGGATGCGCGATCACAAAATCCTTATTGCTTCAGGTTCCCGGCGCAATGTGCCAATGCAGGAATATATGGATCGCGGCTATTTCACAGTGAAAGAAACAGCGGTCAACACAAATCACGGAATACAGATATCGTTCACTACAAAAATCACCGGACGTGGCCAACAGTGGCTGACCAGAAAGCTGCTCGATAACGGAATGCTGAAAGTAACAGGGGAGGCTGCTTAATGGCTAACCTACGCAAAGAAGCGCGCGGAAGAGAATGCCAGGTACGTATTTACGGCGTATGCAATGGCAACCCTGAAACTACAGTTCTGGCACATTACCGGATGGCTGGAATTTGCGGAACGGGGATGAAGCCTGACGACCTGATCGGTGCATGGGCTTGTAGTGACTGCCACGCGGAGATCGACCGACGCACCCGGATTCTCGACAACAAAGACGCCAGACTTTACCACCTCGAAGGCGTGATCAGGACGCAGGCGATACTGCTGAAGGAGGGGAAGATTAAGCCATGAACGAATATCAGTTTGTGCTTCCTTACCCGCCGTCGGTGAATACCTACTGGCGAAGACGGGGAAGCCAATACTACATCAGCGATAAAGGCCAGAAATACCGAAAAGACGTTCAGCAAATCATCCGCCAACTTAAGTTAGACATTTTCACCAAATCACGACTCCGCATCAAAGTCATCGTAGACGTTCCGGACTCCCGCCGTCGCGACCTCGACAACATCCTGAAAGGTTTACTCGACTCCCTTATCCACGCCGGATTTGCGGAAGACGACGAGCAATTCGATGACATTCGCGTAATTCGTGGCGTGAAAGTACCAGGCGGAAGGCTTGGAATAAAAATCACCGAACTGGAGAACGCATGAACGCCACAATTCAAACGATACCAGAGCTTCTTATCCAGACACGAGGCAATCAGACCGAAGTGGCAAGGATGCTTTCCTGCGCAAGAGGAACAGTGCTCAAGTACAACCGAGACAGCAAAGGCGAGCGTCACGTAATAGTTAACGGCGTCCTGATGGTCAAACAGGGCAAGAGGGGAAGACGATGGGCATAAGAGAACTAAACCTCACCAAAGAACAGCAGGAGTGGCTGAATGGCTGGCTTGAACTGTGGGGCGCATGGGTTTATTCAGGTCGTCTTGAAAAGCGCATGAGCAGCGTAATAGCGAAGTTCATGGAGAGCGTAGAGCCGGGAAGAGTTATGACAAGGCCAATGTGCAATGATGATGATGGAATGTTGATTTCTCAGGTCGTCGATTCCGTCATGTACATTGACAAGAAAGCCTTTGGCATCCTCCTCAGCTACTACGCCCATGGATCTTCCAAGCACGCCATTGCATCTTACTATCATCGCGTCGCAAGACCTCGCAAGATGTTATGCCGGGGCGGCGGGCGCATTCAAAAACCATCGCTCGCAACCTGTCGACGGGAAGTTGACGAAATCCTTAATGCCTCGTTGTTTATGATTTACCCGGTTCTGGATAGTGCGTTTAAAAATCGGAAACGTGTAGAGAAAATTAAACATGTAGCATAGAACGTGTTGACATCATTGAGCAAATGAGCAACACTATTGGCATAAGCTGCCGTTAGTGACTCTTAAGTTGCAACGGTGGCTTTTTTTATTTGGGTCAGTCGTATAAAGGTCATTACGGAAGGCTGTTAACCTTCTTATCGTGGTTCGAGTCCACGCTGTCCCGCCAAATATGCTGGTTTAGCTCCAATGGTAGAGCAGTCGCCTTGTAAGCGAATGGGTAGCGGTTCAAGTCCGTTAACCAGCACCATAACTGAGCCGTAGCCACTGGCTATCCTGAATTCATCAGTGATAGTTACGCTGCGGCATTCTACGCATGACCTTCGTGAAAGCGGGTGGCATGAGGTTGCCCTAACAACCTCCTGCCGTTTTGCCCGTGCATATCGGTCACGAACAAATCTGATTACTAAACACAGTAGCCTGGATTTGTTCTATCAGTAACCGACCATATTCCTAATTAAATAGAGCAAATCCCCTTATTGGGGGTAAGACATGAAGATGCCAGAAAAAAATGACCTGTTATCCGCCATTCTCGCGGCAAAGGAACAAGGCATCGGGGCAATCCTTGCGTTTGCAATGGCGTACCTTCGCGGCAGATATAATGGCGGTGCGTTTACAAAAACAGTAATCGACGCAACGATGTGCGCCATTGTCGCCTGGTTCATTCGTGACCTTCTCGGCTTCGCCGGACTAAGTAGCAATCTCGCTTATATAACGAGCGTGTTCATCGGCTACATCGGTACTGACTCGATTGGTTCGCTTATCAAACGCTTCGCTGCTAAAAAAGCCGGAGTAGAAGATGGTGGAAATCAATAATCAACGTAAGGCGTTCCTCGATATGCTGGCGTGGTCAGAGGGAACAGATAACGGACGACAGAAAACCAGAAATCATGGTTATGACGTCATTGTTGGCGGAGAGCTATTCACTGATTACTCCGATCACCCTCGCAAACTTGTCACGCTAAACCCAAAACTCAAATCAACAGCAGCCGGTCGCTATCAGCTTCTTTCCCGTTGGTGGGATGCCTATCGTAAGCAGCTTGGCCTGAAAGACTTCTCTCCCAAAAGCCAGGACGCTGTTGCGCTGCAGCAGATTAAGGAACGTGGCGCTTTGCCGATGATTGATCGCGGTGATATCCGTCAGGCAATCGACCGTTGCAGCAATATCTGGGCTTCACTGCCGGGCGCTGGTTATGGTCAGTTCGAGCATAAGGCTGACAGCCTGATTGCAAAATTCAAAGAAGCGGGCGGAACGGTCAGAGAGATTGAGGTATGAACAGAGTAACCGCGATTATCTCCGCTCTGGTTATCTGCATCATCGTTTGCCTGTCATGGGCTGTTAATCATTACCGTGATAACGCCATCGCCTACAAAGAACAGCGAGATAAAAAAGTCAGTGAGCTGAAGCAGGCGACCGCCACCATTACTGACATGCAGCAGCGCCAGCGTTCTGCTGATGCACTCGATGCTAAATACACGAAGGAGTTAGCTGATGCGAAAGCTGAAAATGATGCTCTTCGGCGCAAGCTTGATAATGGTGGTCGGGTGTTCGTCAAAGGAAAATGCCCTATGCCATCCTCAGCCGAAGCCTCCAGCGCCTCCGGCATGGGCAATGATGCCACCGTCGAACTCTCTCCAGTTGCTGGACGAAACGTTCTCGGTATCCGGGACGGAATCATCAGCGACCAAACAGCACTGAGAACGCTTCAGGAATACATCAGGACGCAATGCCTTCGATGATAGCGATAATTTTACTCATCATCCTTCACATCTGGCTCTGTAGACAGGGTGGTGATCACTTCTGGAGTGAATCCAGATTAAACATCTCATTGCTGATGCTTGATATTGAGCATCTGGCGCGCGGTAAGGGGCTGCGTTGAGATAAGAGCCAGTCATCACAAACACCAGGATTTAGCCTCGCATTCGCGGGGTTTTTTATTCCCAACTCCATAGGTAATTTTATGACCCAGCATATTGGCGTAAAACTGATTAACGCCTTTCCGATGACGAGACAGGCATATAACGATTTTCGTGGCTGGCAGCTTCCTGCCGGAGAAAACGGCGAGGACGAAGGCTATCTGGTTGAATATCTGGATGGCGGAAAACCTAACACCGATCGCTTTGATGACTACGTTAGCTGGAGTCCAAAAGAAGTATTCGAAAAGGCTTATCGTCCGGTATCAGGACTAAGTTTCGGCCTTGCCATGGAAGCGTTAAAACAGGGCAAAAGTTTGCAGCGGGCAGGATGGAATGGGAAAGACCAGTTTGTTTATCTCGTGAAAGGGGAAAAATTAGCGTCTGCGTTGGGTTATGGCTTTGGCGAATATGTTGGCGAGCCAACTTTCAATGACACGCTTGTATTGAAAAACTCACAGAACCGCCTTGCTACATGGGTTCCATCCATTGGCGACCTGATGGCTGAAGACTGGCAAATCATTTAACCATGTAGGCATTACAAAGCCTATCTACGGGTGGGCTTGATAATGAAACCGGAATTTATTCTGGGTAACCAGTTACGGCAGTACCGCGAAACAACCCAAGCCAGTAAGTGGGGAAATAACACTGGCAACCACTGAAAGATGAACCTCCTGCCTTATGGCAAAAAAGATTCTTTGTGGTGGCGGACTGATGGAAAGACATCGGTTATTGCAGAGACCATTCAATGAGTGGTCTCGACAATGACTTATACCCTACACGGGATAACTTAACTGATATCCCTTTTAACGGATAAACGGAGCCAACAATGGCAGAGATTATTCCCATGACTGAAGAACAGAAATTCCAGTTAGAGATTTACAAACTGGTCATGAACCAGAACGCAGCCGCAGAAGAAGCATTTCAGTTCATTGGCACTGACGAGCTGAAGCTTGAGCTATTCAAAATTCACTTCCAGTCAGGCGGCGCTAATTCAGATATCACGATCCGCACATTCGAAGCGGTGCGTAAATCTAAGGAAGCGTTAGACCTGTTCACTACCGGAGCATGATGCTCAACCTGAAATAACAACTAAGTGAGATGAATATGGCAGCACCAAAGGGCAACCGATTTTGGGAGGCCCGCAGTAGTCATGGGCGAAATCCTAAATTCGAATCGCCTGAGGCGCTGTGGGCTGCTTGTTGTGAATACTTCGAGTGGGCTGATGATAACCCGCTATGGGAGGGTAAGGTATTTTCATATCAGGGAGAAATAATTAAGGCTAATGTCCCTAAGATGCGAGCCATGACTATTTCAGGATTGTGTACCTTCCTTGATATCACCAGGCAAACATGGGGAACCTTCCGGTCAATGGAAGGTTTTTCTGACGTCACATCACGAGCGGAAGACATCATCTACGACCAGAAATTCTCTGGCGCAGCCGCTGACCTTCTCAACGCTAACATCATCGCCCGTGATTTGGGCCTCAAAGAGCAGTCGCAAGTTGAAGACGTGACACCTGATAAGGGAGATCGCGATAAGCGACGCTCTCGTATCAAGGAGCTATTCAACCGTGGAACTGGACGCGATTCTTGATAACCTGAGCGACGAAGAGCAAATCGAATTGCTCGAGCTACTCGAAGAAGAAGAGTACTACCGGAACACACACCTGCTATATGAATTTACGCCATACAGCAAACAGCGTGAGTTCATCGACGCCGGGCATGACTATCCAGAGCGATGTTTTATGGCTGGTAACCAGCTTGGTAAGTCATTTACTGGTGCTGCTGAAGTCGCGTTTCACCTTACCGGGCGTTATCCGGGCACAAAAGGCTATCCTGCTGATGGTAAATATGGCGGTGAGTGGAAAGGTAAGCGTTTCTATGAGCCTGTTGTCTTCTGGATTGGTGGCGAGACAAACGAGACTGTAACCAAAACGACTCAACGTATCCTGTGCGGTCGTATCGAAGAGAATGATGAGCCTGGCTACGGTTCCATACCGAAAGAAGACATCATTAGCTGGAAGAAGTCACCTTTCTTTCCGAACCTTGTTGATCACCTTCTGGTTAAGCATCACACGGCTGATGGCGTTGAAGATGGCATTTCAATCTGCTACTTCAAACCATACTCGCAAGGCCGTGCTCGCTGGCAGGGTGACACAATCCACGGCGTGTGGTTTGACGAAGAGCCACCATACAGCATTTATGGTGAAGGCCTTACTCGTACCAACAAATACGGGCAATTCTCAATTCTGACGTTTACCCCGCTGATGGGGATGTCTGACGTTGTTACCAAGTTCCTGAAGAACCCCAGCAAGTCGCAGAAAGTGGTCAACATGACCATCTATGACGCTGAGCACTACACCGACGAGCAGAAAGAGCAAATCATCGCATCCTATCCTGAGCATGAGAGAGAGGCGCGTGCTCGCGGTATTCCTACGATGGGTAGCGGTCGAATCTTCCAGATACCGGAAGAGACGATTAAGTGTCAGCCGTTCGAGTGTCCTGATCACTTCTACGTAATTGGCGCGATGGATTTCGGATGGGATCACCCACAGGCGCAGGTTCAGCTTTGGTGGGATAAGGACGCAGACACAATCTACGTTTCACGCGTGTGGAAGGCGAAAGAAAAAACAGCCGTTCAGGCATGGGGAGCCGTTAAATCATGGGCGCATAAAGTGCCAACAGCATGGCCTCATGACGGAAACCAGCATGAGAAGGGCGGTGGTGAGCAGCTCAAAGGGCAGTATGCAGACGCTGGTTTTATGATGTTGCAGGAGCATGCGACATGGCCTGATGGCGGTAATGCTGTTGAGCCTGGAATCACTGAATTGCGCGACATGATGCTTGATGGCCGCTTCAAAGTATTCAACACCTGTGAGCCATTCTTTGAGGAGTTCCGCCTCTATCACCGTGATGAAAACGGGAAAATCGTCAAGCTTAACGATGACGTTCTCTCCGCCGTTCGCTATGCATACATGATGCGCCGCTTCGCAAAAATGATGCGCGACATCAAAAAACCAAAAGAGAAAAAGATACCAGCCCCAATCAGGCCCATCGCACGGAGAACTTAAATGGCCGACGAAAACAGACTCAATTCCATTCTGTGTAAGTTTGACGCGGACTGGATGGCGAGCGATGAAGCCAGAATCGAGGCGACAAATGACCTGTATTTTAGCCGAGTGTCGCAATGGGATGACTGGCTATCAAACTACACCACCCTGCAATATCGTGGACAATTCGATGTTGTTCGCCCGGTGGTCAGGAAACTGGTCGCAGAGATGCGCCGGAACCCTATCGACGTTCTCTTCCGACCCAAAGACGGCGATAATCCTGATGCTGCCGATGTGCTGATGGGGATGTATCGTACTGATATGCGCCATAACACGGCAAAAATTGCCGTTAACGTTGGCGTTCGTGAGCAGATAGAGTCCGGCGTTGGTGCATGGCGTCTGGTCACGCAGTACGAAGACAACGATCCAACAAGCAACAATCAGGTAATTCGACGCCTGCCAATCCATGAAGCCTGCTCACACGTCATATGGGACGCCAACAGCAAGCAGATGGATAAGAGCGACGCTAAGCACTGCACGGTGATTAACGCCTTGTCGCGCAATGGCTGGAAAGAGTTCGCAGAGGATTACGGTATTGATCCGGACACCTTGCCATCTTTCCAGAATCCGAACGATACATGGCTGTTTCCGTGGGTATCGAATGATGTCGTCTACGTCGCTGAGTATTACGAGGTCGAAGAGAAGAAAGAGAAAGTCTTCATCTACCGCGACCCGCTGACAGGTGAGCCGGTAAGCTATTACCAGCAGGATATCAAAGACGTCATCGACGACCTGGCTAATCGTGGATTCATTAAGGTAGCAGAGCGCAAGGTGAAGCGTCGGCGTGTGTATAAGTCGATTATCACCTGCACGCAGATACTGAAAGACCGCGAGAAGATAGCCGGAGAGCATATTCCAATCGTTCCAGTGTATGGCGAATGGTCATTCGCTGGTGACAAGGAGTGCTACGAAGGAGTGGTAAGGCTGACGAAAGACGGTCAACGCCTTCGTAACATGATCATGTCGTTCAACGCCGATATTGTTGCTCGTTCACCGAAGAAGAAACCGACCTTCTTCCCTGAGCAAATCGAAGGCTACGAATACATGTACGGTGGAAATGATGACTATCCGTACTATCTGCAGAACAGGACCGATGAAAACGGTAGCGACCTGCCGATTGGTCCAATCTCCTACATGGAAAACCCTGAAGTGCCGCAAGCCAACGCTTACATGCTTGAGGCTGCCACCAACGCAGTGAAAGAGGTGGCTAGTCTTGGTGTGGATGCGCAGGCAGCAAACTCTCAGGTCGCTTTCGATACCGTCAATCAACTGAACATGCGGGCAGACCTTGAGACATACGTGTTTCAGGATAACCTGGCTACCGCAATGCGACGTGATGGCGAGATTTATGCCTCAATGGTCAACGATATTTATGACGTTCCTCGTCATGTAACGCTGACACTCGAAGATGGAAGCGAGAAAGACGTTCAACTCTATGCGCAAGTTGTCGATTACCAGTCCGGCAATGTGGTCACACTCAACGACATTCGCGGTCGCTATGAGTGCTATACAGACGTTGGGCCATCCTTCCAGAGCATGAAGGAACAGAATCGCGCAGAGATTCAGGAGTTGCTAACCAAGGTTCCGCAAGGTACTCCAGAGTTCCAGATGCTGATGCTGCAATACTTCACGTTGCTTGACGGTAAAGGCGTCGAGATGATGCGAGAGTACGCGAACAAGCAACTGGTGATGATGGGGCTGAAGAAACCAGAAACACCTGAAGAGATGGAGATGGTGCAGCAGGCACAACAACAGCCGCAGCAGCCATCAGCAGAGCAAATTCAGGCGCAGGGTATCCTTCTGCAAGGTCAGGCTGAATTGCTCAAGGCAGAGAACCAACAGGCGCAGATTCAGGTTGAAGCCGCCAAGGTTGAAGCCCAAAACCAACTCAACGCCGCGAAGATTGCAGAAATCTTCAACAATATGGACCTCGACAAGCAGGCAGAACTGCGTGAGTACCTCAAGCTCGTAGGTCAATTCCAGCAACAGCGCAGCAAAGATGCTCGTGCTAACGCTGAGCTGCTTCTTAAAGATGCAGACCAGACTCATTCACAACGCATGGATTTCGCAAATCTTATGCGTCAAGTTCAACCCCCCCCGGCGGAGTAGCCGAGACACCTCAATAAGAGAGAGTTAATCATGGACCAAACCACCGACATTCAGGCTTCTGAAGAATTAACCATGCCCGGCAATCATGCAGCGGCATCTGCTGATGGCTTAGTTGTCGATAATGCCAACGACAGCGCAGGTCAGGAAGAAGGCTTTGAGATTGTCCTGAAAGACGATGAGAAACCAAAACAAGACCCGGCAACTAATGCTGAATTTGCCCGTCGCCGCATCGAACGCAAACGCCAGCGTGAGCTTGAGCAGCAGATGGAAGCGGTTAAGCGTGGAGAGTTGCCGGAGCACCTGCGGGTGAACCCTGAGTTACCAAAACAACCAGACCCTAACGATTATCTTTCCGAAGATGCACTGGCTAAGTACGACTATGACCAGAGCCGCGCACTGGCTGCCTTCCAGCAAGCAAACAGTGAATGGCAGATCAAGGCTATGGACGCACGAAGCCAGGCTGTCGCCGAGCAGGGTCGCAAAACTCAGGAGTTCACCCAGCAATCAGCGCAATACGTCGAGGCAGCCCGTAAGCACTACGACGCAGCGGAAAAGCTCAATATCCCTGACTATCAGGAGAAAGAGGATGCATTCATGCAACTGGTGCCGCCAGCAGTCGGTGCCGACATCATGCGCCTCTTCCCGGAGAAATCCGCTGCTCTCATGTATCACCTTGGTGCTAATCCTGAGAAAACACGCCAGTTGCTGGCGATGGACGGGCAATCCGCACTGATTGAACTCACTCGACTGTCAGAACGTTTAACTCTCAAGCCTCGAGCCAAGCCTGTTTCAGAAGCCCCGTTACCTGATGAACCCATTCAGGGACATGCTGTTGCTGCAAATATCTCTGCGATTGAAAAGCAGATGGAAGCGGCAGCAAACAAAGGGGATGTAGAGACGTACCGCAAGCTCAAGGCGCAACTGAATAAAGGAATTCGATAATGGCATTAAATGAAGGTCAACTGGTCACGTATGCTCTGGATGAAATCATCGAAACCGTCCAGAACCTGACGCCAATGGCGTCCAAAGTGACAAAATACACCCCTCCGGCAGAATCCATGCAGCGTTCAAGCAACACCGTGTGGATGCCTGTTGAGCAGGAAGCGCCAACCCAGACTGGCTGGGATTTAACTGGCAAGGCAACCGGGATTCTGGAGCTGTCCGTGAAATGCAACATGGGCGATCCGGATAACGATTTCTTCGAGCTTCGTGCAGATGACCTGCGTGATGAGCGTTCTTACCGTCGCCGCATCCAGGCATCCGCCAAAAAACTGGCGAATAACATTGAGTCAGCGATTGCCAAACAGGCAACTGAAATGGGCTCGCTTGTTGTTCACGATACCCGCGCAATTGGTCCATCTACTGGCCTGTCTGGCTGGGATTTTGTGTCTGATGCAGAGCGCCTGATGTTCTCCAGAGAACTCAACCGCGACATGGGCATCAGTTACTTCCTGAACCCTGACGATTACCGCAAAGCAGGCCGTAACCTGGTAGATGGTGACATCTTCGGTCGCGTTCCTGAAGAAGCGTATCGCAACGGTACTATTCAGCGTCAGATTGCTGGCTTTGATGAAATTCTTCGCTCACCGAAACTTCCGGCAGTTACCAAGTCAACCGCTACTGGTGTAACTGTTTCTGGTGCGCAGAAGTTTAAGCCGCAGGCATACACCCTTGATACCGATGGTAACAAAGAGAACGTCGACAACCGTGTTGCAACGGTGACCGTATCTTCCACCACCGGATTTAAGCGCGGCGACAAAATCAGCTTCACTGGTGTGAAATTCCTGTCTCAGATGGCGAAGAACGTGCTGACTGATGATGCTACTTTCTCAATCACCCGAGTGATCGATAGTACTCACATCGAAATCACGCCGAAGCCGATTGCGCTGGATGACGCGTCACTGACAAAAGAAGAGAAGGCTTACGCTAACGTAAACACCTCTCTTGCTGATACCACTCCGGTAAACGTTCTGAACGTGGCAACAACCACTGCTAACGTGTTCTGGGCTGATGACTCAATCCGTCTGCTGTCTCAGCCGATCCCGGTAACCCATGAGCTGTTTGCTGGCATGAAAACGTCTTCCTTCAGCATTCCTGGTATTGGTGTTAACGGCATCTTCGCAACGCAGGGTGATATCAATACTCTGTCTGGTAAGTGCCGTATTGCTGTGTGGTATTCAGCATGTGCTGTACGACCAGAGGCAATTGGTGTTGGTCTGCCTAACCAGACCGCGTGATAACCAGAGGGAGCTTCGGCTCCCTTTTCTATTGGAGATACCAATGAGCGTAATGATTTTTCAGGCTGGCGGAGATACCAAAATCTGGGGGCGCAAGCTGAAAACGAAAACCGTTGATCCTGATGATGTAGCTGTGCACTTAGCAAATGGCTGGTATAAGCACCCTGACGATGTTCCTGATGATCCTCTTGTTGGTGATCAAATTGGGAATGTTGGCGGAGGTGAAACTTCCCCAGTTGATATGGGCGAAGTGTCCGACGGTTATCACACTTTTAACGACCTTTATGCTCACCGAGTGCGACTCTTCTCATCGCTGATGCATGCTTACGCTGAGTTTTCGTGGTGGTCTCGCAAACACAGTGACGGTGAAGAGTGGGATGGCTGGATCATTGCTGGTATCACCACTCCAGAAGGCGAAATCACTTATCACCTACCTGTTGAAGAAATCGAGTTCCTTCCTGAAGGTACTGAGCTTGAGTTCGGGAAAGAGTGGGATGGTCATGAAGCAAATGATGTTCTTGGACGACTCCTGAGTTTGCGTCCGGCTATTGCAGAGCCAGAAGAAAAACAGCGTAAAAAGCCTGGTCGAAAACCTAAGGCGGCAGCAGATGAACCTGACAACGAAGGGTGATTTAGTTCTTGCGGCATTACGTAAGCTCGGTGTGGCATCAAATGCCACGTTAACAGATGTCGAACCGCAGTCTATGGAAGACGGCGTCAACGACCTTGAAATGATGATGGCTGAATGGCTTGGTGGTGATGTGTCACCTGGTATCAACGTTGGCTACATTTTTGCTGATGCAGATGTTGCTCCGGATCCGGGCGATGAGCACGGTTTATCAAATAACGCTATCAATGCTGTCATTTTCAACCTTGCCTGCCGCATTGCTCCGGATTATGCGCTGGAAGCGTCAGCAAAACTTATAACCACTGCCAGATACGGGAAAGAGCGACTCGTCAAACTGTCTGCAATGGACAGAGCAAAAGCCGCTAAATGTAAGTCCGGTTATCCAAACCGTATGCCTGTTGGTAGCGGTAACCAGTTGGCGAAGTGGAACGGTTGGAATTACTTCCACCGAAAGGAACCTTGCGATAACGGGAGCGAATAATGCCGATTCAGCAACTTCCGCTTATGAAAGGTGTCGGCAAAGACTTCCGAAACGCCGACTATATCGACTATCTGCCAGTGAATATGTTGGCTACACCAAAAGAAATCCTTAACAGCAGCGGATATCTTCGCTCATTCCCGGGCATTGCCAAACGTTCTGATGTGAACGGCGTATCGCGTGGCGTCGAGTACAACATGGCGCAGAATGCTGTTTATCGCGTGTGTGGTGGCAAGCTGTACAAAGGCGAAAGTGAAGTCGGTGATGTTGCCGGAAGTGGTCGCGTATCAATGGCACATGGTCGGACATCACAGGCGGTAGGTGTTAACGGGCAACTGGTCGAATACCGCTATGATGGCACGGTTAAAACCGTCTCAAACTGGCCTACAGACAGCGGATTCACGCAGTATGAGTTAGGTTCTGTTCGTGACATTACGCGCTTACGCGGGCGTTATGCGTGGTCAAAAGACGGCACTGATTCATGGTTTATCACTGACCTTGAAGACGAATCGCATCCTGACCGCTACAGCGCACAATATCGTGCCGAGTCGCAGCCTGACGGCATCATCGGAATCGGAACATGGCGAGACTTCATCGTCTGCTTTGGTTCATCGACGATTGAGTATTTTTCCCTGACTGGTGCAACCACCGTTGGTGCCGCTTTGTATGTTGCACAACCATCGCTGATGGTGCAGAAAGGTATTGCCGGAACCTATTGCAAAACGCCATTCGCTGATTCCTATGCGTTCATCAGCAATCCGGCAACAGGTGCTCCGTCTGTATACATCATCGGCTCCGGCCAGGTATCACCAATCGCCAGTGCGAGCATTGAGAAAATACTACGCTCCTACACTGCTGATGAACTGGCTGATGCCGTAATGGAGTCTCTGCGATTTGATGCTCATGAGTTGCTGATTATCCACCTGCCGCGCCACGTCCTAGTGTATGACGCATCTTCAAGCGCCAATGGTCCGCAATGGTGTGTGCTGAAAACAGGGCTGTATGACGATGTGTACCGCGCTATCGACTTCATTTACGAAGGCAATCAGATAACGTGCGGCGATAAGCTGGAATCCGTGACCGGGAAATTGCAGTTCGATATCAGCAGCCAGTACGACAAGCAGCAGGAACACCTGCTGTTTACTCCGTTGTTCAAAGCAGATAATGCCAGATGCTTTGATCTTGAGGTTGAATCGTCAACTGGAGTTGCGCAGTATGCTGACCGCCTTTTTCTCTCTGCAACCACTGACGGCATCAATTACGGGCGTGAGCAGATGATTGAGCAGAATGAACCGTTCGTTTACGACAAACGTGTTTTGTGGAAGCGAGTAGGGCGCATCAGGAAAAATGTCGGCTTCAAATTGCGCGTTATCACGAAGTCACCTGTCACTCTATCTGGCTGCCAGATAAGGATTGAGTAATGGCGGATTCATCACTGAATAATCCTGTCGCGGTTCAGGCTACGCGCCTTGATGCTTCAATTTTGCCACGCAATATATTCAGCCAGTCTTACCTGCTGTATGTCATAAATCAGGGTGCTGATGTTGGCGCAATTGCCGGGAAGGCAAATCAGGCTGGTCAGGGCGCTTACGATGCTCAGGTAAAAAACGATGAACAGGACGTCGAACTGGCAGATCACGACGCAAGAATCACCGCAAACACAAAAGCGATAAATCTCCTTGAGGTCAGGTTAACAACCGCCGAAGGGAAGATAGTCGTACTGCGTAGCGATGTTGATTACTTGCTGGATGAGGTTATCGATATTCAGGCGCATCTGGTCACTGTTGACCAAAGACTGGATGGCGTAGAAAGCGATGTATCTGACATTAAGAGTGATTACGTATCGAAAACCGTAACCGAATCGCAGTCTCTTGCGTCACCGCTGGATGTAAAAACATCATATTCAGTTGATGGAATTCAGGTTGTTGGAGCAAGAAATACCGGATGGACTGCAGCCACAGGTACGCAACTTCTTGGCTCATTCAACGCTAACCAGTCATACACGGTCGGCACTACGTACACACAATCCGAAGTCGCAGCTCTCGCTACAGGTTTGCAGCAGGCGCGGCAGCGTATTCTGGCGCTTGAAACAGCACTTAGATTACATGGGCTGATTGACTGATGATTACATTCAAACCAACGCGAAACATCGATCTGATCGAAGCAGTCGGAAATCACCCTGACATTATCGCCGGGAGCAATAACGGTGATGGATACGACTACAAACCTGATTGCCGTTACTTTGAGGTGAACGTGCACGGGCAGTTCGGCGGCATTGTTTACTATCAGGAGATTCAGCCGCTGACATTCGATTGCCACGCCATGTACCTGCCAGAGGTTCGTGGGTTCAGCAAGGAAATCGGGCTGGCGTTCTGGCGATACATTCTGACTAACACCACCGTTCAGTGCGTCACATCGTTCGCCGCACGCAAATTCCGCCACGGGCAGATTTACTGCGCAATGATTGGCCTTAAGCGTGTAGGAACCATCAAGAAATACTTCAAAGGCGTGGATGACGTGACATTTTACAGCGCCACACGCGAAGAACTAATCGACTTCCTGAATCACGGGAGATAGCCATGTTATATGCATTTAAGCTGGGCAGAAAACTGCGCGGCGAGGAACCTTATTGCCCTGAAAAAGGCGGGAAAGGTGGCAGTTCTGATAAAAGCGCAAAGTATGCCGCAGAAGCTCAGAAGTATGCAGCAGACCTGCAAAATCAGCAGTTCAACACCATCATGAACAACCTGAAGCCGTTTACTCCTCTGGCTGATAAGTATGTCGGCAGCCTCGAGAACTTATCGTCTCTGGAAGGGCAAGGTCAGGCACTTAACCAGTATTACAACTCTCAGCAGTACAAAGATCTTGCTGGTCAGGCTCGCTATCAGAGTCTGGCGGCAGCAGAAGCAACAGGTGGATTGGGTTCCACTGCAACCGGTAATCAGTTAGCAACAATCGCACCAACGCTTGGTCAGCAGTGGCTGTCTGGTCAGATGAACAACTACCAGAATCTGGCAAACGTTGGGCTTGGTGCTCTGCAAGGTCAGGCAAACGCCGGGCAAACATATGCCAACAACATGAGTCAGATTTCACAGCAAAGCGCGGCGCTGGCGGCGGCAAACGCCAACCGACCGTCAGCATTGCAGCAGGGTGTTAGTGGTGCTGCATCCGGTGCGCTTTTGGGTGGTGGCATAGCCAGTGCTCTCGAGCTATCAACTCCGTGGGGTGCTGGTATCGGTGCTGGTCTTGGTCTGCTTGGCTCGTTGTTTTAAGGGGTAATCAATGGCTACGTGGCAACAGGGTATTAATTCTGGTGGTTTTCTGGCTGGAATTGGTGCGCAAAATGAGAATGCGCCAAAGGCAAGCGACATTAACGCAACGCTTGGTCTGATCCGCGAAAACAATGAACTGGCTCGCTCAGGTGCAAATAACGTTGGTCTGACCGCGTTACGTGGTCTGGCTGGAGTTGCTGATATTTATAAGCAGGAACAGCAACAGAAAGCGATTAATGCGTTCAATAAGGTTCATGCTGATGCATGGGCTTCTGGTGATCCATCGGGACTATTTAAGTTTGCCAAGGAAAATCCAGCGTTTGTTGCACAGGCACAACAGGCGTTTTCCGGTCTTAATGAGCAGCAACGCAACGATATGGGCGATTTAGCCATGAGGGCTAACGTCGCTCTTTCTCAGGGACCGGAAGCCTACAGTAAATTCATTACTGACAACAAGGACAGGTTAAATCGCGTTGGTGCTAATGCTGACTGGATGATTCAGACAGGTATCCAGAATCCAGAGCAGCTATCACACATGCTGACTACTATGTCTCTCGGTGCGCTTGGACCAGAAAAGGCGTTTGCTGTTCAGGATAAGATGGTTGGTCGCCAGCAGGAGCAGCAAAGAATTAACGAAACCATTCGCAATAATGACATGACGAATGCGAGGGCTATTAGGGGGCAGGATCTTTCCTATAAGGCTCAAATGGCAAGACTGAATCACGACAAGTATGTGTTTAAGCAGTCACAGGCGGCCCTTGAAAGAGCAGGACAACTTCAGGATATGGATGTTTTGTCTCTTAACTCACAAATAGCAGCGACGGGAATTGATCCGCTAACCGGTAAAGCTGCAACGTCAGCCAGAATGTCTCAGGCTAAGAGATGGCTTGATGGCAACAATAATTACAACAATGCGTTGATTACTGGTGAGCGAGGGATAGAGAAAATTGATTCTTTGCTTGGTAAGAAGGAGCTTGAAGGTATTGGTCGCTTCGAAGGAAGAAATATAGATGGCTTCACAAGTGCTGAAGGGCTTGCAAACCGTAATGCGATAGAAGAATTAAAGTCGGGTGCGTTTGTCCAGAACGTGCAGACTATGCGAGGTATGGGTAGCCTCTCCAATGCTGAAGGCCAAAAACTGGAAAACCTGATCGCGAAACTCGATATAACACAGCCTGAAGAGGTCGTCAGAAAACAGTTATCTGAAATACGATCTCAATATTCTGTATTTCAAAAGGTTGCAGCAAGGGAGGCTGAATCAATGGGATATAGTTCATCAGGTTATGACACATATGTTAGTGAGCGAAAATCAGGAAGCGACAGCAATAAGTCCGGTTTCTCGTCTTTATGGGGTGATTAATGGCTAAAGCATGGAAAGATGTTATCGCCTCTCCACAGTATCAGGCGTTAACTGAAGAACAGAAAGCACAGGCTCAAGCGCAATATTTTGATGAGGTTGTTGCCCCTAAGGCTGGTGACAAATGGGCTGAAGCAAGAGATCAGTTTTATGCAGCATACCCTCCGCCTCAGCAGCAGAAAGAAGAACCATCATTGATGCAACAAGCTGGCGATTGGCTCACAGGTGGTCAAAGTGCAGGGCAAATTGCAGAACAGGCTGGTCGTGGTCTGGTAAACATACCATTTGACGTATTGCAGGGTGGCGCAAGTCTGATTAATGCAATCAGTCAGGGGCTTGGTGGGCCAAAAGTATTGGATGATGTCTATCGTCCAGTCGACCGACCGACAGATCCTTACGCGCAAGCCGGTGAAACAATTGGTGGGTATCTCCTGCCAATTGGCACAGCGGCAAAAGCTGCTGGAGCGACAGCAAAGCTCGCTGGAGATATCGGTTCCGCAGGAAACATGATTGCCGGTTCTCTTGCTGATGCTGCAAATCAGGAGGGTGATTTTGCACAAAATGCTGCCATTAACGGTGGTATCAATATTGGTGCTCAAGGCGTTCTTTCAGGTGTCGGGCGCGTTATTGCGCCAAGGGTTTCACAGGCTCTTGGTGGTGCAGCACTGAATTCTGCTAATGATGTTTCCAGGATGGCAAAGTCAGGTGCCGGGCGTCAGTCAATTGCCAGTCAGGCCGCTAATGTCTCCGAAGATGTAGCAAAAGCGGCTGAGTCTGCTGGAATTGATATAAACGCATTAACACCAGGAATGCGATCTGGAAGTCGTGGAATTGCACAAGCCGAAGGCGCATTGGCATCAACACCAGGGATTGTTCAGGATGCCCATCAGGCAGCATTTAACGAAATATCATCAAAGTTAAGTCGAAACCTTGATGAATTTGGGGCCGCATCTGGAACGGCATCAGAAAAAAGTGCGGCTATAAAACAAAGGATTCTCCAACATCTTGATCAGATGAAGGATGCTGAGCGCGCGGCATGGGATGACGTGCGGTCAACAATGCCAAATCAAAAAGCAAGAATGCTAAATGGTAATGCCGTTATTCAGGCAGAGCGATCTGCTGGCATACCGCTTACTCCTGAAATGAAACAGTTTGTTCAGGCAAACAATCAAGGTGGAGTAACATTTGATGGCATGAAAGCATGGAGAGCGAAATTTGCTGATGCGGAGCAAAAATATAAGCGTAGCGGAGAGGCAAATGCGGCAAGGAGAGCAGGGGAAATACGTCGGGCAATTACTGATGATATGCGCACAATGGCGGAAAACGGCGGATTTTTTGATGACTGGCAAAAAGCTAATGATCTGTCTAAAGCGAGGCTATCCGCACAAGAGAGTGCAGAGTCTGTTTTTGGGCGTGATTTGGCAACAGATGCACTGATTACGAATGGAGTAAAATCTCTTCAATCATCGTCAGCTAAAGGTCTTAATGGTCCTGCCGGATTCCATTCTATGATCCGCGCGCTGCCAGAATCAGAGCGTGTTCCTGCTATATCATCAATGTTGCAGGATGCTATCTCGCATGGTGTACGTGGTGGCAAATCTGATGCAGCAGGAATTAACCATATCGCAGGGATACTTACCCCACAAAATGTAAAAGCCATTAGCAGATATTCCTCAGAACTTGGAAGAATTGCTGATGCATATGGCACTCTTGCAAGAGCGGCAGTGAAACCTCAGCAGTATATTGAAAGAACAGGGAGAACTGCCAATGTACTACGCGATCTGGATGCTGGTTTATCCAACGTCACATCAACAGTGTTAAATGCAATTGCCAACTCAACATCAGGTGCCATTGTTGGTGGCGCTGGAGGGGGCATTGCAGGCGCTGCCGCGGGTGCTTTAGTTGGCGCTGGGTTAAAAGGCGCTGTATCTAAAATTGCCACCACACGTAGTGGTCGATATGCGATAGAGAAAGCTGTTCAGGAAGCCACCAAAGCAGTAAGAGCAGGCGGAAGCAAAGAAGCATTAGCGGCGGCGGAACGCAGATTTATGGCAAATAAGGCCGCCGTAAAAGCAATTCGCGATGCACTAGGAAACGAAGAGTTCCAGCGTTTGTCGAGGGCTGGGATTGTGGCATCGCTAAGCGGAATGACACAGGAGTAATTAGTCGTCCACGGATGGATTGATCTTATCTCGTGCTTCACATTTGAATGGTTTGTCATTAGGATGTTTCCGGTTTTTTAGATATGGAAATTGATATGAAGAGGATTATTAGCGTCGTTGCTGGCGCTATCATGTTATCTGGGTGCGCAACTATTGTTGGTGACGAAACACAGCTTGTGCAAGTGAACAGCAATCCTTCCGGTGCGAGCTTTAAGGTAAAAGACGAATCAGGCGTGATTGTTGCGCAAGGTAAGACCCCACAAGGAGTAACTCTTGCCAAGTCAGATGGTAGTTATTTTGGCAAAAAGAGTTACCAGATCACTATGGAAAAGGATGGGTACGAACCAGTTACCCTGCCAATCAAAGCCAATGCTAATGGTTGGTATATTGGTGGAAACCTTGTGTTTGGTGGGTTAATTGGTTGGCTTGCTGTTGATCCATTTAATGGTGGGATGTATACCTTGAAGCCAAAAGAGGCAAACGCATCCCTTATACCGTCCACAAAGCAAGATTAAGAAATGAAACCCACCGTCAGGTGGGTTTTTTATAAGGAGTAATCATGACCATAGAAGAACGCCTGAACAACATTGAGTTGAACCAAACCCTGCTTGACCAGCGACTTTCAGATCTTGAGCTTAAAGATCTTGATGCGCAAATATCAGAAGCAGAAGCCAAGCTCTCCAGCTTAAACCACCGTAAGAAGCAAATCCGCAATAGAATTACTCAGGGACGCGGAAGTTGTTGAAACCATAGTCTATTTTTTCTCAGAGCTCATATTGTAATAGGTGGTATAAATAGAGATTGATTTCTGACATGCTTCAAGAAATTGCTGCGGAGTCATCCCAAGCCTTGCTTGCTCTGTAGTAAGGAATCTCTGTAAGAATTCATTCCCACCCGGCATGTTTGTAGATTCTTGGAATATTGCCATTTGTTTGATTGCACCACACATACCAGCCATTTTCGAAGCTATCATGAGGCCTTGTATTTCATCAAAACTGCTATCGTCTGATTTTGTTTCTGCGTTAGCTATGCTCGAGAGACACAGGAGCAATAGGATAGCGATGCGTTTCATTTTTCACCGTTGCCATGCATACATTTTAACTTCTCAACCTCATGCTCAAGCTCTATCAACCGCGATGCTATAGTTGCAATATCTAGTGCTTGAATATGTTTATTTTTTTCAGTCCATGCCTCAAGTGCTGCTACCATCTCAGCATTTAATGAACGAGAATTAGCCTCAGCCAGCTCAATAAGACGTTCCTTTATCTCTACAGGAAGCCTCAGATTCACTTGAGGGTTTTTGTACTTACGATCAGACATCGGCGCATCCTGAATAATTATTTACCACAGGATATGTAGGTATCTATTGACTATCAATGCGTACCTAAATACTATGTATGCGTACCACATACAAAGGAGCAAAAATGAAAGTTAAGACATTAAGGATGCCAGAATGGCTAGAAAAGGCTTTGGAGCAGTCCGCGAAAAAGGATGATCGGTCGTTCAGTAATGAGGTATTGAGGAGACTAAAGGAGTCAGTAGCTAAGGATGGAATTGTTTGTCCAGAATGAGTAAAGCCCAAGCTATTGCGAGTAGCTCGGGCTTAAATCGCCAGTAAATTTTGAGGAAAAACTGACATGAAAAGTATAGCAACAGCAGTATCTACTATCAACGTGCCATTCCACGGCGCAGAGCTTTATGTCGTCAATCACAACGGTGAACCGTACACCCCAATGAAACCTATCGTTGAAGGCATGGGTATGGATTGGGCTTCACAGTTTACGAAAATAAAGCAACGGTTTAAAACCTGCATTGTGAAAATCACAATGCAGCTTCCTGGTGATGAACAGTGCCGTGAGATTATTTGTTTGGCACTTCGCAAACTTGCTGGCTGGCTGCAAACCATCAGTCCTAACAAAGTTCGCCCTGAAATCCGCGACAAGGTAATCCAGTATCAGGAAGAGTGTGACGATGTTCTCTACGAGTACTGGACTAAAGGCCATGTAGTTAACCCACGCAAAGCTAAAAAGGCGTTGCCGGGTAAAATCACCACTGAACAGCAGGAAGCCATTAAACAACTCGTCATGAGTCGCGGTCAGTCTCTGCCAAAAGAAAAACAGGCTAAGGCGATGATCACCATGTGGTCGTCACTGAAATCCCATTTTGGATGTTCGTACAAAGAAATCAGTGAGGAGCAGTTTACCGAAGCACTGTCACTTGCTGCTCGCGTTCCGCTTGAAGGTGAGTTCATTGGCAAACAAGAGAAGAAAACCAACGAGCTTTCTGCAAAAGAAGCAAACAGCCTTGTATGGTTATGGGATTATGCCAACCGCTCACAGGCATTATTCCGCGAACTGTATCCGGCATTAAAACAAATTCAATCGAACTATTCCGGCAGATGCTACGACTACGGTCATGAGTTCTCGTATGTTATCGGAATGGCGAGGGACGTTTTAATCAATCACACACGAGATGTTGATATCAATGAGCCAGAAGGACCAACGAATCTTTCCGCATGGATGAGACTTAAGAATAAAGAATTACCTCCTTCAGTACATAACTACTGACAGATAACCAACGCAACGACCCAGCTTCGGCTGGGTTTTTTTATGCCCAAAATTCACCGTAGCCATGCTGCGGCGATTCATTGTATCTGGAGCAAATTAAATGACAGACATTACAGCCAATGTGATCGTATCGATGCCTTCGCAACTCTTCACTATGGCGCGTTCTTTTAAAGCGGTTGCCAATGGCAAAATTTATATCGGAAAAATTGACACTGACCCGGTAAATCCTGAAAACCAGATTCAGGTTTATGTAGAGAATGAAGACGGTTCTCACGTTCCTGTATCGCAACCAATCATCATTAACGCTGCTGGTTACCCGGTATATAACGGACAGATTGCCAAATTCGTAACTGTGCAAGGCCATTCTATGGCTGTTTATGATGCATATGGTGCACAGCAGTTCTATTTTCCTAATGTGCTGAAGTATGACCCCGATCAGCTACGGCAGCAATTAGAAGATCCAGATGGCGCTAAAAAATATCCTGAGTTGCAGATAGCACGATGGAGAGATTGTGGAGATGTTAGAGGGTGGGGAGCAAAAATAGATGGGGTAACAGATGATTCAGATGCTTTTATTAAAGCTTTAAACTCTGGAAGGTCGGTTATAACAATTCCTGAAGGAATATGCATCATCAAGAAGAATATTAACATTCCTGAGGGGTGTTCACTGGTTGGATCTGGCATTGATTATTGGGATACATATAGACCAGCGCCTGAAAGATTATTAAAAAGTTGGAGTAAAGGAACCCATCTTGTATTTACTGGTGATGGAGAAAAAAACAAATATTTTTTTAACATCTCTAATGAAAGACCGGTTAAAATTGTTGAAGGGATATCTTGTAAGTTCACTGAGTTTACGAATGAAGATTCTGTAGGTGTTACTCCTGCTACACCAAAAGCCATGAGCGTAGCTG